AGAGGGAAAATTCGACTGGTGTACCCGTATTATAGCCATCAGCGACAGCCGTGGGAGAGGAGATAATAGATGATCAACAATGTTGTATTGGTCGGTAGATTGACGAGGGACGTAGAGCTACGTTATACACCGTCTAATCAAGCCGTTGCGACTTTTACTTTGGCGGTTAACCGCAATTTTAAAAATCAATCGACAGGAGAGCGGGAAGCTGACTTTATTAATTGTGTGATGTGGCGTCAGCAGGCCGAAAATCTGGCTAATTGGACCAAGAAAGGTCATCTGATTGCTATTACAGGACGAATCCAGACCAGAAGCTATGAAAATCAGCAAGGGCAGAGGGTCTATGTGACCGAGGTTGTCGCTGAGAGTTTTCAGGTGCTTGAAAAGCGTGATAATAGTGCTAACTATTCCAGTATGGATGAGCAGATGCCACCNTTGCCGTTTTAGGAGAGTTTGATTGAAGAAGAGGGTACAGATTACACTTACGAAAGATGAGTATGAACATTTGGTTACACTCAGTGAATATTCAGGTTGTTATACATTATCCAGAACATTAAAACATGCATTAGATGTAGAAATTAAAAAACATGAATGTAACGACACTTTTAAAAATTAACTTGAAGATGTTAGGAGGAGAAATGAATACTGAACTAATGAATGAACTAAAAGAACTGCTCGGCTTATTTCCAATGTCATATATAAATGCGAATTTGGAAGTGATACTGATTCCAAAAACAAACACGTATTTTAGTTTGGAAGGAGTACAGTCACGAAGAGACATCATTGCAAAATTATTGATGTGGTGCAGTAGGACAATTGCAAAAGGGCAACCATTTAAAAGTGAGAAACGGAATTGTCTTTTTAGAGAATTTACCAAAAATTTTCTTAATCGTTACCTAGGAACACTTTTTTCAGATGAAGATATGGCTTTGATTTATCAAAGGCTAGGCAATGGAATCAATCCAGAATTGACTTATAGATTTATTGATAGTGGGTTTGATATGGAGGTGTTAGATGAGTTTTAATGGAATTAGATTGTTACCAGATTATGGATGTAAGATTGAAATTGATGTAGTTCAGTTGCTCAAAGAAAATGAGTTCCTGAAAGATGAACTTTACAACCGTGCATACAAAGACATAGAGCGTCAAGAAATTGAAATTGAGACTCTGAAGGACAAATGTGTGGACTTCATGCTTGAAAATGCTGATTATGTCTGGGACGAGATGGCCAGAGAATCTACTAAGAAAAAGGCTAATACGAGAAGATGGAGGGCGAAATGATTACAATTCAGCTTGATGAAGAGTTATTGACAGCACTTGTTTTTGCAGCAGCTCAAAGCTCATGCGGTTTCAATCAAAACACGTTGCAGGAGAATCAGTTGTGGCATTTACATTGTTGTGACTATAATGAGCCAGTCTATAAAGTGGCAAAGCAAATCAACCTTGATGACATTCAAGATGAAAGCTACAGAGCCTATTTTCAAGAAGTAAAGGCTAAAGGTGATAAGTATTATTCGGAGGAAGAAGAGAATCGATGAATGGTTACGAGTTTATGGCCCAGCATCCATTTTTGACCGCATTTATTGTGTGGGTAGCCTGTGCCTATTTCGCAGAGTGCATCAAGTATCTATCTGGTTACAAGGAGCAGAAAGATGAACAAAAGAATCAAGAAAAAGAAAGCTAAGCAGGAAGAGTTGAGAAGACAGAAAGAACTTGAACAGCTGATTCGATGGTTGAATGAAAATGATATTTCGTTTGAACAGATTGCCCAAAATGTCGCTATCTGTTGTGCACAAGTGATTGATGGATTATCCAAAGCAGTCATTACATTTGCAGAGGGAGTAGGAAGGTTGGTAAATTCTATTGATTGTAGCAGAATTGGACACGAAGAAGACGATAGAGAAAGCAGAGAGCACTCTTGAAAAGTACAAAATGTGGCGAAATATTGCTAACGATTTTCAGGAACAAAAGATTACTCAGCAATACACTTTTGAGCCTAGACAAAGTGTTTCAAAACCAAATCAACAAGTTGAGAAATTGGCCCTTAATCATGTCGAGGCAGTTAATGAGCTAGAAGCCATAGAATATTCGGTTTCACATATTTTACAGCCAGAACTAAGATTGATACTGATTTTTAAATACCTCAAACCAGATCCAACACCCAGGGAAGAAATCATGAAAAAAATCGGTTATGAGGAAACTCGCTATCATGAATTGCTCAATTTAGCATTGATTTCATTTGCAGAGATTTATCGTAAGGGCATCTTACTAGTTGAAAAACGGAGTTTGGGCGGAGTTTGAGCGAAGTTTGAGCGAAGTTTAAACGGATTAAGACCGCAGGAAATATACAATTTTCAATGCTAAAATAGTAGTATGAGACAACAGGAACTAGGCAGGCATTGACCTGTCTTTTTTATGATTGGAGGTGAGCAAGTGCGGTCTGTTGAACCTATTCGGAACGTTGATGATATCGAACGTATCAAAGATTATCTGAAAGAGAGAAACGAGCGAGATTATATCTTGTTCATGTTTGGGATTTACTCTGGTATTCGGATCAGTGACTTCCTTGGCCTTAAAGTCAAAGATGTTAAAGGGGATAGGGTGTTTGTGGTCGAGAAGAAGACCAAGAAAGCCAAGCCATTTGCCATCAATCCAAAGCTAAGAAAAGCCCTAAATCAATACATAGAAAATAAAGAACTGAAAGATTATGACTTTCTATTTCCAAGTAGAAAACGCGACAAACGTAATGGTGTTCAGTTCGCCCCAATCCAACGGAAGACAGCGTGGGAGATTGTCAAGAAAGCTGGTCAACATATCGGGCTGGAAAACCTTGGTAGTCATTCCATGAGGAAAACATTTGGATATCATTACTATATCCAGACACATGATGTGGTCACATTACAAAAAATATTCAACCACTCAACTCCAACAATAACCCTGATTTACATTGGTTATCAGCAGGATGAATTGGATGAGGCAATACTGACGTTTGACTATTGAATGTAACAAAATAAAAGCATGTTACTTTCATTTTTTTAGAATGCGGTTGAAGTCTTGAAGTATCTAGCTTAGAGTAGATTATAGCGAACGTAACAGAATATAAGATATGTTACTTTCAACAGGCGTTTCGGGAGGTAAATAATGGCTGAAACTAGACCAGATAGAAGTGGTCCGCATCGGGTAGCTTTTGAGAAGAACAAGAAGGTAATTCTTAAGACAAGAAATACATGTGGCATCTGCGGAAACCTCGTTGATAAGTCATTAAGTTATCCGCATCCATTAAGTCCTGTGATTGACCATATCATCCCTGTTAATCGCAACGGACATCCGTCAGACATCAACAATCTTCAGCTTGCTCATTGGCAATGCAATCGGCAGAAGTCCGATAAACTATTTGCTGACGATAAGGTAAATGGAACGAAAGTTGTTGGCAATCGAAATTTACCACAAAGTATGAATTGGACGAAGTACCGAGGTTGAGAACATAGGGGGGTACCACCCTCCCCACCGCCTCGGCAGAGCTTCACGCCGTCACTGTACATTTTTTCTCGCGCCAAAATCGAAAGGAGCGCTAAATTGGAATACAAAGGTATTGGATACCTCAGACGAAAGCTAAACGGGGTCAAACCTCGAGTGGAGATGAGGTATAAGCAGTATGCTATGCAGCATACAGACAGCTCGTTTGGAATTACAATCCCACCAAACATTCGTCAGCGGTATCGGTCTGTCTTGGGCTGGTGTGCGAAAGGTGTGGATAGCTTAGCGGACAGATTGGTTTTCCGTGAGTTTGACAATGACCAGTTTCAAGTCAATGATATTTTTCAGCAGAATAATCCAGATGTCTTCTTCGATTCGGTGGTACTGTCATCCTTGATAGGTTCGTGTAGTTTTGTCTATCTGTCAAAAGTCGAGGACAAGGTACGTCTGCAAGTCATTGAGTCCAGTAATGCGACAGGTATACTTGATCCAATTACGGGGCTATTGACCGAAGGCTATGCGGTCTTGCAACGAGATGATAACGGTAATCCAAAACTTGAGGCATATTTCACAGCAGAGCAAACTATCTATATTTCGGGTGGGACGTTTACTCCGATTGCTAATCCAACAGGCCGTCCTTTACTGGTACCAGTCATACATAGGCCAGATGCGGTTCGACCGTTTGGTCGTAGTCGGATAACTCGTGCAGGTATGTACTATCAATCGTATGCTAAGAGGACTTTGGAACGTGCCGATGTGACAGCTGAATTTTATTCCTTCCCGCAAAAATATGTTTTGGGCACAAGCCAAGATGCGGAACCGATGGACAAGTGGAAGGCGACTGTGACAAGTTTGCTAGAGTTTACTAAAGACGACGATGGTGACGTACCGAGCATCGGACAATTTACCACGGCAAGTATGAGTCCATTTACGGAACAGTTGCGGACTGCAGCAGCTGGATTTGCTGGGGAAATGGGGTTGACATTAGATGACCTTGGTTTTGTGTCGGACAATCCATCATCGGTAGAGGCAATCAAAGCTAGTCATGAGAATTTGCGATTAGCTGGTAGAAAAGCTCAACGTAGTTTGGGCAGTGGGTTATTGAATGTTGCTTATGTCGCTGTCTGCTTGCGTGATGAGTATCCGTTTTTGAGAGAACAGTTTGTCAAGACTGTTCCTAAATGGGAACCACTCTTTGAAGCTGATGCTACGACGCTGACGATGCTAGGGGACGGTGCTATCAAAATCAACCAAGCTTTGCCAGGTTATATCACAGCTGAGACTATCCGTGATTTGACGGGAATTGTTGGTGACAGTGAAGCTAAACCTGTGATTCCAGAGGTGACGGCGAATGGAACGTGATATGTTACCAGACTTGCTAAAGGAAGTGCAGGACAAGTTTGAAGCATCCTATGGTAAGAGTGAGGTTGTCCGTCGTGCTTTTGAGGAGTTGAAAAAGAAGAGGGCGACCTATGCCACAGCAAATGATTTTGCTCTGGAGGTTGGAGACATTCTGGCGGAGGCTCTCAGTTCGTCTGTGACGGGCGATAGGTTGCCAGACGGTAAAATGTATTACAACATAGCTCAGAGGCTACTGACGGACACGCTAGGGCGGAATTTCGAGCTTGTGAGTGGTTATACTGGTCAAGTTCAAGAGGATTTGAATAGGTCTACAAATATTGGTCTACAGGTTCAGGTGCCAGAAATCAATCAGGACAGGATTGATGGTATTGTCAATCGCTTGTCCTCCGAAGATGATTTTGACAAGGTTGCTTGGATGTTGAAGGAGCCGATTGTCAATTTCACGCAGTCGATTGTGGATGATAGTATCAAAGCAAATGCAGAGTTTCATTACGATTCGGGACTATCTCCTCAGATTATCCGCAAAGAAGGTGGCAAATGCTGTGACTGGTGTCGCGAAGTTGTTGGAATCTACCAGTATCCAAAAGTTCCGAAAGATGCCTATCGCAGGCATCAACGATGCAGATGCACAGTGGATTATGATCCAAAGAATGGGAAAATTCAGGATATTTGGAGTAAGTTGTGGCGGAAGCAAAAAAAACAAGAAGAAGCTGAAAAAAGAGTCTCTGAAGCAGTGTTTAGTGAAGGTGTTTTGCAACTCAAAAAGGATATTGCTAAGATTAACATGACAACAGCCACTCCAAATGATATAATTGAGATAGGGAAGCGAATCAATTATCACTTTAACGTATCAGAACATATCGGAAACAACGCAAAACTCAAGGAGATTTTTTCAAATTTTCGTGATATTGGCGGAGAAATTCCTAAAGAAGTTTGGGCTAAAGGTTCTTCTAAGGTTGTAAAAGACCAATTGCAAAATGCTTTTTCGTATTATCCAAAAGAATGGGCTAAAATACCACAGAAACACGGGAAACAACTGTCAGCCATTAAAAGAAAACGCGGATATTTCTCTGGCTATGATGTAAATCTTGTTATTGCAACTAATGGAGTTAGACAATCTACTCCATTCCACGAAATTGGACATTTGGTAGAATGGGCAACCCCTGATTTGGTTCGTTTAGAGAAAGCTTGGGTAGACCAACGTACTGTTGGAGAAATGGATTCACGGCTCAAAGATATTTTCCCAGGTTCCTCATATGGACCGAGAGAAGTCACGAAGAAAGATGATTTCGTTGATCCATATATCGGTAAATATTATCGTGATGCTGCTGAGGTATTTACAATGGGACTACAAGGAATATTTGTTCCGGAGGAACTATTTGTTAAATCATATAATAGGCAGAATTGGAGCTATGAGAAAAAGACAATCAATGACGACCCTGAATTCCTAAACTTTATTATCGGATTATTTGTGAAAGTGTGACAAGTTATGGATCAATTACATCAACAACTTCGTCAAAAATATGACGAGAAAGTAGAAATTTATCTTGAAAAATTTGGCGAACACTCATTGGACAATGTTTTTTTGTGGGAACCTCACGATTACCCAATTTATTGGAAAAATTGTTTGGAGTCAGCTATTGGCGACCTCCAAAAAGCAATAGACAGTGACGTCCCGATTGAGCCAGATCCAGAAAACGTATTTTACTAAGCATTCGAGATATCGAGTGCTTTTTTGTTGCAAAAAAAGGAGGGAGTATGTACCAACTAAGTAAAATAAAAAAATGGTTCGTCAAGACTTTCTTATATGTTCATGATTTTTGGTTCAAAGATTTAGGGCATTATAAGATTGATTTTTATTATTGCAAAAAGTGCGGTAAGGTCACTAAAAGATTATAATTTCTGGAAAGGAGGATGCTATGAACAAGCGTATCAAAAAGAAATACAAACCATTCAAAGAATTATGGGATTGTATGGAATGGATTATGTTTAGATTGAATAGACATGTTGCTAGACTTGATAGTTTGGAAAATCGTTTGGATAATCTGAAAGGCATTGAATCTACAAACATCCAGACCATCAATCGTAAGTTTGAAGAGTACGAAAAACGGATTGAAACGTTAGAGCGTGAAGTCAAACAGCTTAAGAAACCATGGTATAAACGGAGGAAGTGATGGGCGAAGTAGTTACTATTGATGAATTAGCAAAGAACAAAGAACGAGGTGTCGGCTGCCGTGGCATCCTCAAGGCTGAATTAGACACTGTTGCCAATATTGAATCAATCGTTATCGTTAGCCTGAATAAAGATAATCAGATTAACGTCTCTTACAGCAGAAACAGTAGTCTGGAAGCATTAGGAATGTTGGAAGTTGGTAAAGCTATTTTGTTGGAAGAAATGCAATAGGAACCGTGTCGAATTCGAGGCGGTTTCTTTTTGTCCTGCCGTATGACAGAAAACTAGGCAGACGATTGAAAGGACGAAAATATGGCAAGAAAGAAACTTGGCAATCAAAATCCTACTCAATCGGTAATACTCAAATACGTTAAACGAAATTCTAAAGCCAAAGAAGCGATAGAACTCTATGAGCGAACAGGTCTGTCTTGCTACGCTTGGCAGGTCAATTTGCTCAATCCAATCATGGCTGTTGACAAGAATGGTCTATGGGTGCATCAAAAGTTTGGCTACTCTATCCCTCGGCGAAATGGTAAATCTGAAATTCTCTATATGCTAGAGATTTGGGGCTTGCACAACGGTCTCAATATCCTGCACACAGCCCACCGCATTTCAACATCGCACTCGTCCTTTGAGAAGGTCAAGCGATATCTGGAAAAGATGGGCTATGTGGACGGAGAGGACTTTAACTCCATTCGGGCTAAGGGGCAGGAAAGAATCGAACTCTATGAGACTGGCGGTGTGGTCCAGTTTCGTACCAGAACATCCAATGGTGGTCTTGGTGAGGGATTTGACCTACTCATCATTGACGAGGCGCAGGAGTACACGACAGAGCAGGAATCAGCTCTAAAGTACACTGTTACAGACTCGGACAATCCGATGACAATCATGTGTGGAACTCCTCCGACACCCGTTTCAAGCGGTACGGTATTTACCAAATACCGTGAGACCTGTCTGTTTGGCAAGGGTAAGTATTCGGGCTGGGCGGAATGGTCCGTGGATCAGGAGAAAGAGATTGACGATGTCGCTGCGTGGTACAACTCTAATCCGTCCATGGGCTATCATTTGAACGAACGTAAGATTGAGGCTGAGCTTGGTGAGGATAAGTTAGACCATAATGTGCAGCGTTTGGGTTTTTGGCCGACTTACAATCAGAAATCAGCTATATCTGAGACCGAGTGGAACGCACTCAAGATTGACGATATGCCGAAGTTGACTGGCAAGTTATTTGCTGGCATCAAGTTTGGTCAGGATGGAACCAACGTGGCCTTGTCAATTGCCGTTCGGACAGAGGATGGTCAATTCTTTGTGGAAACTATCGACTGTCAATCTGTGCGGAATGGTAGTGCCTGGCTGGTCGCCTTTTTGAAGCAGGCAGATGTGGCTCAGATTGTCATTGACGGAGCTAGTGGGCAGAAGATGTTAGAAGAGGAATTGAAAGACTCTAAAATCCGTAATGTCATCTTGCCAACCGTCAAGGAAATCATCATCGCTAACTCCATGTGGGAACAGGGTATCTACCAGCATACGATTTGCCACAATGGGCAACCGTCTCTGTCAAAGGTCGTGACTAACTGCGACAAGCGGAATATTGGCTCAAATGGTGGTTTTGGCTATCGCTCACACTTTGACGATATGGATATTAGTTTAATGGATAGTGCTTTGCTGGCACATTGGGCTTGTGCTACAACCAAGCCTAAGAAAAAGCAACAAATTAGGTATTAAGTGGACAGGGGCGACCTGTCTTTTTTGATACAAAAATATTACCGAACTGCCGGGAAAGCAGGAGAAAGGAGACATTGATATGTCTGAATTTAAAGTTATCGAAACACAAGAGGAGCTGGATACGATTATCAGGGCTCGTTTGAATCGTCTGAAAGAGCAGTATGCTGACTATGACGAATTGAAATCCCGTGTTTCAACATTGGAAGCGGAGAATGCTGGTCTCAAAGAAACGGTCGCACAATCAAATCAGACTGCAGCTGATTTTGAAAGCCAAATTGAAGGGTATAAGTCAACCATTGCAGATTATGAAACTGCGAAAACGAAGACGGCTATTGCTCTTAAATATGGCTTGCCTATTGAATTTGCTGATCGTTTGCAAGGTGAAGATGAAGCAAGTCTGACAGCAGATGCGGAACGCTTTGCAAGTCTCATGAAACCACAAACTCCAATTCCACCGCTCAAGGATATTGAGCCAGAAGTAAAAGGCGAGGATGCTGCATGGCGTCAAGCTGTGCGTGATTTAACAAACTAAAGGAGTAAAAACATGACAGAAAAAAAACAATCAACTGCTATGAAGGCAGGTACGCTTTTCAATCCTGAATTGGTCAAATCAATTATGTCTAAGGTGACTGGTCATTCAAGTTTGGCGAAGTTATCTGCTCAAACCCCTATTCCGTTCGCTGGGACTGAACAGTTTATTTTCAATTTGGATGGGAATGCTCAAATTGTTGGTGAGGGTGAATTGAAAGGGGCTGGTTCTGCTACTCTTACATCAAAGATTATCAAGCCTCTTAAATTTGTCTATCAAGCTCGTTTGACAGATGAGTTTCTCTATGCGACTGAAGAGAAGAAAATGGATTTCTTGAAATTATATGCGGATGGTTTTGCTAAGAAGATGGCAGAAGCGTTTGATATTGCTGCAATCCATGGTCTTGAACCGAAGTCGCTAACGGATGCCTCATTCAAGGATACAAATTCATTTGATGGCGTTGTTTCGGGTAACGTTGTGGTGTATAATGCGTCTAAAATTGATGAAAACATCGAAACGGCTGTCAAAGCGATTCGTGCGAATGGTGGTGAAGTATCTGGTCTGCTGCTGTCGCCAACAGCTGGAGGCGACCTTGGTAGTCTTCGTGATACAAACAAAAACGCAATCTTCCCAGAGTTTCGTTTTGGACAGAATCCAGATTCATTCTTTGGTATGAAGTCGGATATCAATAAAACCTTGACGGTTGCTGGTGGGTCAGCTAAGAAAGACCATGCTATTGTGGGGGACTTCCAGAATATGTTTAAGTGGGGATATGCTGAAAATATCCCGATGAAGGTTATTGAATACGGTGACCCTGATGGGACTGGTCGTGACTTACAAGCTTATAATGAAATCTTGTTGCGTGCTGAAGCCTTTATTGGTTGGGGGATTTTGGATGCTGATTCGTTTGCTCGTGTAGAGGCTCAAGGATAGGAGGAAATAATATGAATTTATATAAAAATGAAAGAACTGGTGCAGAAATTACTACGGAATGTGAGTTGAAGGGGGACTGGAAACTTGTTTCTGCCTCTGGTAAAGAAGGTAAGAAAAAAGCTGCTTCAGCATCTGAATAAGGGCGCTGAGACGTTGATTCTACGGCATTCTAGGTTGTTTTCATGGGTGTTAGTCTGTGAAAATGACTTAGAATGGCTGTGGTGGAAAGGATTTTTGTGACTGAAATTGAAGGAATAACATTTGCAACTACATCCGACTTAGAGACCTTGTGGAGACCGTTGAAGTTTGACGAAACGGAGCGGGCAGAAGCCTTGCTTGAGATTGTGTCAGACTCCTTGCGACATGAGGCCCAGAAAGTTGGCAAGGATTTGGATAGCATGACCAGTGACAGCTTGGTCTTTGCCTCGGTTGTCAAATCCGTCACGGTAGATGTGGTCGCTCGTACTCTCATGACATCAACAGACCAAGAGCCTATGACTCAATTTAACGAGTCAGCTCTTGGTTATTCGGTGTCTGGCTCGTTTCTAGTACCAGGAGGAGGGCTCTTTATCAAAGATAGCGAGCTGAAGCGTTTGGGACTGAAAAAACAACGTTTTGGAGTGAGGGATATTTATGGGACGGATTAAAGGGATACCAATTATCTTGATTGACAAACAGGTCATTGGCAAGGATTCGTTTGGTCATTCAAAGACTGCAGATGTGGAGATTGTGGTTGAGAATGTCTTGGTTGCGCCCGCGACAACCGAGGATATTACCAATCAAATCAATCTGACAGGAAAGAAAGTGGAATACACGCTAGCTATTCCCAAAGGGGATACAAACCAATGGGAAAATCGTGAGGTATGTTTCTTTGGTCAACGCTGGCGAACGATAGGTTTACCTCTTGAGGGATTGGAACATTTGATTCCGCTTGGGTGGAATAAGAAAGTGCAGGTGGAACGGAATGGCTAGAATGAAATTCAAGTTGAACCATGCAGGTGTCCGTGAGTTGATGAAGTCGCCTGAGATGCAGGCAGTTTTGACTGACAAGGCAAATGCTATCCGAAACCGTGCAGGCGATGGGTATGAATCGGATATCTATGTTGGTAAGACTCGTGCCAATGCTATGGTTTATGCGGATAGCATTAAAGCTAAGCGGGACAACAAGAAGCACAATACCTTGTTAAAGGCGGTAAAATCATGATTGAAGTTATCACGTTGAACTTTTTGACCGAACATCTTTCTGTACCTGTCTATACAGAGCACGAGGAAGAGATGCCGGATAGCTTTGTGGTCTTTGAAAAGACCAGCGGTGGCAAGAAGAACCATCTGTATCAAGCGACTTTGGCGATACAATCTTATGGACAGTCTTTGGAAGAAGCTGCCTTTTTGAACGAAGAAGTCAAACAAGCTGTTGAGAAGATGGTGGAATTGCCGTCTATCAGCAGGGTTGAGTTGAACTCGGACTATAATTTCACAGATACGGAAACCAAACGCTATCGTTATCAAGCGGTAGTGGATTTTATTTATTTTTGAAAAGGAGAAAATTGAATGGCAGATGCAAAACTTGTGTCGTCAGCAAAGCCTGATATTGCTGGGGCGATTTCCTCAGCTCCAACGGGAACGAGCTTGCCGACCAATGCGACTACTAAGCTAAATACAGCTTTTAAAAACTTAGGCTACATTTCAGAGGATGGGTTGACCAACGAGGACACTCGTGAATCGGAAGAACTGAAAGCCTGGGGCGGTGATGTGGTTGATACTCCTCAAACAGGAAAATCAGACAAATTTACCTACACACTCATTGAGGTGTTAAATGTGGATGTCTTAAAAGAGGTCTATGGTCCTGAAAATGTGAAAGGCGACCTTGAATCAGGGATTACTGTGGAGGTCAACTCTAAGGAATTGCCTACGCATCCATTGGTAGTGGATATGCTGCTGAAAAATGGTGCGAAGAAGCGGATTGTCATCCCAAATGCTAAGGTGATGGAAGTCGGGGAGATTACTTACGCCGACAGTGACTTGGCTGGTTATGAAACAACTATCCAAGCGTTGCCTGACGCCAAGGGTAATACACACTATGAGTACATTAAGGGAGCTGGCGAATCGACAGGAACAAGCTCGCCGTCGTCATCGTAAGGAGGTTTAAATGTTTGAAGTAAAAACCAGTACAGGTCTTGTGCTTAGCATTGACCAAGACCGTTTGGAAAACTATGAGCTTTTTGAGGCAATCGCTGCTGAAGAAGCTGGAGACAGTAGTGCCATGATTCGGATTGTCAATTTGTTACTCGGTGACGAAGCGAAGAAACTCAAGGACCATGTCCGTACAGAAAAAGGGCTGGTGCCTATTTCTGCTCTTGGTGCTGAAATCAAGGATATCTTTGAACAAGTCAAAGATTTAAAAAACTCGCAATCCTCGCCAGAATGATTGCGGTAGATGAGGATGCTCTTGTCTGTGATTTGGCTGAAACTTATGGCATATATGATTATCGACAGCTACCTGTTTTGCGGGTAGCTGTTTTTGCTAATGGTTTGGGTGAGAGATCACGGATTAAGAAGACCTTGTCTGGTCAGAAGGAAGACTTGGATACGCTGCTGCTTGCAGGTATCTATGATACGGTGCGTTTGCTCTTTTGGGCTAAAACCAAGGATGGACAGGCCGGACGGAATCGTCCAAACTCTGTCGCTCAAGCCTTGGAAGGGTCGAAAGTGGAACGTGAAGAGAGGGTCTTCTCATCTGGTGAGGAGTTTGAACGTGCTATGCGTGCGCTAGAAATAGAGATTGGAGGTGAGGAGCATGGCGACTGATTTGGGTTCTGCTTATGTGCAGATAGTCCCGTCTGCAAAAGGCATTAGCGGGTCAATTTCAAAATTATTGGGTGGCGAAGTTGATAGCGCTGGTCGGTCAGCTGGGTCAAGTCTTGGCTCCTCGCTCGTCTCTGCTTTAAGCGGAGCACTTGCGGCTGCAGGAATCGGAAAAATAATTGGTTCTGCTTTGAGTGCTGGTGCTGATTTGCAACAATCTTTCGGTGGTCTGGATACTATCTATGATGGTGCACAGGATTCGGCGAAACGTTTTGCACAAGAGGCCTACAAGGCAGGTGTTTCTGCAAATACATACGCAGAGCAAGCTGTATCCATGGGTGCGAGCTTAAAGCAATCACTTGGTGGTGATTCAACCAAAGCGATTAACATGGCTAACAAAGCTATCATGGACATGACAGACAACGCCGCGAAAATGGGAACGGACATAGGTGTTATTCAGCAGACCTATCAAAGTCTTTCTCGCGGAAACTATGCCATGCTGGATAATCTTAAACTCGGCTTTGGTGGTACAAAGTCAGAAATGGAACGATTATTGAAGACTGCTGAAGGTTTGCCGTCTGCGATGGGGCGTAAATTTGACATCAGCAACTATGCGGATGTTGTCGAAGCTATCCACCTTGTGCAAGAAAGCATGGGGATAGCTGGAGTTGCAGCTGCCGAAGCTCAGAATACTTATTCAGGGTCCTTAGCTGCTATGAAAGCGAGTTGGGAAAATACACTGGCAGGCTTGTCCTTGGGCGAGAATATTGCTCCGCAATTACAAGCCTTAGCGTCGACAACGTCTAATTTTTTATTCGGTAACTTTATTCCGATGGTTGGGAATGTATTCAAAGGTTTGCCATCTGCGATTGGAACGTTTATCGCTGAGGCAATGCCTCTGATTTTGGAGCAAGGAAAGGCACTGTTGTCTGGTCTTGTGATTGGAGTTGAGACAGGGTTACCAGAGTTTGAAATGTTGGTTACAGGTCTGACAGCGAACTTTCGTCAGTGGTTTATCGAAGAGTTTCCAACACTTATGCAAATAGGCGTAGAATTACTTTCTAATCTCGGACAAGGGATTATCAGTGCTATTCCAGACCTGTTGACAACATTTAGCTATATTTTTCTTGATCTTGTTGTTGCATTTGCGAACTTTTTACCTACGATGTTACAAGCGGGTTCTGACTTGCTTTTAAATCTCATTGATGGAATTATCTTAAATATTCCAAACTTGCTGTTATCGGCGCAGGAAATTTTTAGGTCTTTTACGGAAGTTATTCAAGGCTCGTTGCCTCAAATGTTGGAAAAAGGTTCCGAAATTCTTGTTAATTTGGTGCAGGGCATTGTTGAGCGTTTGCCTGAAATCGGTAGTGCAGCGATTGAATTGGTCGGAATGTTTATAGATTTTTTGACACAAAATCTTCCAGATATTTTACAGATGGGTGTTGAATTTGTCGTCAATATTGTGAATGGATTAGTTCAAGAATTACCCCAACTCACTTCCACAGCGTTAGAGCTTGCGGGAGAGTTTTTATCGATGCTTTTATCGAAATTACCAGATATATTGTCTGCTGGTGTGGAAATTTTAACAACTCTAATCAGTGGAATTCTGAGCATTTTAGGGAATATTGGTCAAGTAGCACTCGATATTGGTGCTGAGTTGCTAGGCGGTGTTGAGGACATCGACCTATTTGATGCTGGTGCTGCAATTTTAAGCGGTTTCGTTAACGGATTACGCTCCATGTGGGGAGAAGTAACAAGTTTTGTAGGAGGGATTGCTGATTGGATTGCGAAAAACAAAGGTCCTATCTCTTATGACCGAGTTCTTTTGAAGCCTGCTGGTCTTGCTATCATGCAAGGTTTGAATACCAATTTACAAATTGGATTTAAGGATGTCATGGGAACGGTATCCGGTATGGCCGGAGCGATTGCCAAGCCTTTTGAAAATCAGTCCTTGGCTTATGATATGACTTCGAGTGCATCGGTGGATGTACGTCGAAACTTGCTGTCTTCTACTGGCGATTTGGCTGGAAGTGATGGAGGTAGTAGCTTAAGTGCTCGTTTGGCAAATATTGAGCGCTTCCTGTCTGCTTTGGTGGATAAGGAGTTGGCCGTCTATTTGGACGGTGAAAAAATGGCTCAAAATAGCTATATGCATCAAGGTGCGATTATGGCAAGGGAGGGTATTTAATGAACTATATGATCATCAATGGCTTAGATACTTCGACCTTGGCTGATTGCCATGTTCTTGACTTTGGCAAAGCACAAACTTCAGTCGAGCGGTCTGAGTTGGTGGAAGTCTATGGTGCCAATGGGCAACTACATGTCAGCGAGGGTGCGTATGATGGCTACAACAGGACATTTATCATCACGCTACGACATTTGGCAGATGCTATGCGCTTGATTGAGGTTTTTCAGTCGGAAAATAATAGGGTAGAATTCGGCTATCTGAGGGACAGCCTTTTCTACTGCGACTTGGTATCTAGTAGCTACGTGCCACTTGGTCCGCATCGTTGGAAAGTTGAAATTGCTGTCTATATGCATCCGTTTCGGTATGTTAAAAATCCAGCTGACGTCGTTTTGGCTTCATCTGGTTCTATTCAAAATCCTGGCACGGTCTATTCTGAGCCAGTCATTATCATAGAGGGTTCTGGTCGTGTGACCTTGACCATTGGTCAGCAGGTCATGGAATTAGATTTGGATACTCGAGCGACCATCGACTGCCGTCACAAACGACAGAATGTCTATGATAAGAATGGTGCTGTAAAGAACACCATTCGCAAACGTGGTCCATTCTTCGAGATACCTGTCGGTCGGAGTGGTGTCGCGACAAGTGGAACAGTCACAAAAATTACTATCAAAGGGAATTGGAGGTACAAGGTTTGATTTATCTAAAAGACGGGAATATCCCGCTCAATCTTGCTTATGATGATGACATCGTGCAAGAAGCCAATAGCACCTACCAACTATCCTTTAAATTTCCGCTGACTGATGGGAAGTGGAATCTGCTCAAAAGGGAAGTTTTTCTGCTGGCTAATGATCTACACGGTGAACAGGAATTTTTTATTTTTGAAGTAAAAAAAGCCAAAGGTCATGTGCAGGTCTATGCTAAGCAGGTCGCAACATTATTGAATTACTACTCTATCAACTCTATTTCGGTTGACAGGGTACCAGGGCAGACGGTTATGACTGCTTTGGCAGGTAGCGTTAAACGACCATGTCCATTTACGTTTTTTAGTGACATATTAGACCGTCATACGTTTAATGAGTCCAATGTATCTGTAATGGCTGCTTTGGCCAAGGATAAACACTCTATTGTCGGTCAGTGGGGTGGTGACTTGGTGCGTGACAAGTACCAGGTTAAATTGTTAAAAAACGGCGGTATTGAGAATGAGTCGCTGTTTATGTACAAGAAAAATCTCAGTAGCTACGAAGAGTCCGAGAATATCAACAACTTAAAGACACGATTGCATCTCAAAAAGACAATCCAAGGACAGTCTGAGGGTGAGGCAGACCGTGTTATTGCTGTGACAGTGGACAGTCCGTTGATTGGGCAATATCGTCACATCTACGAAGCAGACGTTGAGGTCAATGACCAGGATGTGACAGATGTTGCTAGCTTGACAGCTTATGGTCAGCGCTATTTTAGCTCGACTCTTTGCGATCTGGTCGAAAACTCAATCAATTTGGATGTCAAAGGTAAGTCTGACGTATCTGTTAAGATGTTCGACACAGTAAGTGTATTCCACGAGCGATTCGATGTTGATTTGCGTTTGAAAATTACTAGCTACCATTTCGGACCGATGTCTAAGCGATTGAAGTCAATCGGATTTGGTAAGGTGTCGCAGACATTTGGCTCTACAGTGGCTAGTATGGTTGCTGGTAGTGTAGATAAAGCTACAAATACATTATCAGCATCCTTTGAACAGAAACTGCAGAAGGAAATTGACAATGCTAACCGTCATTTTGATGCTGAATTTGAAAAGCGAGTCGAGGAAATCAACGACGGCATCGAACAAGCTCAAGCTGAAGCTGAACGTCACGCTGACGCTATTAAGCAAGCTATTGATACTGAAATCTCCCAAGTCAACACCTCCATGCAAGCACAATCACAGGAACACGACAGACAGGTCGCAGATATATTGTCCAAAACCCAGTCTGTCGAGTCGCTTGCCAACCAAGCCAAGGCGGATGCTGCTAGTGCATTGGCTAGGGCTAACCAGGTCAAGACGGAGGCTATCGCAGATGCGAGAGCACAGGTTGCGACGGTTAGTCAAGCCTTAAACACAGCTAAGATTGAGCTACAGACGGCAATCGCAAACGCCGACCAGAAGGCTAGAGATAGTCAAGCAAGTGCTACAGCCCTGCGCAATGACCTTAACTTGCAAGCTAGCAAGTTTTTGGAGCAAGCACGAGCACAGACGGATTTGACTAGCCGTGTGACGACTGTAGAGACTTTAGCCGATGGCACGAGGTTGACTGTTGCAGAGCTGTCTAAAACGGTCTCTCAGGCAACTGGGGACATCGCTAGTGTATCAAGTCGGACTAAGACTGTTGAGGATGGTCTAGTAGGTGTTAATACCAGATACACAGAAACTACGATAAAGATACATGCTCAGACTGAGCAAATCACAACTCTTAACGCTAAAACGGCTCAACTTGAGTCTGGTCTTAATGGTGTTAAAGAGAAGTTCGAAAACATCAAAATCGACTCAAGGAATTACTTTAGCCAGTACTTGGCAAACTATGACACGTCTGGTGTTTACGCTATACGTCTTGTCAGCGAAACACAGCCTATCACGATTAC